GCGACTCAGATAGGGACGACGACTACCGCTCTGTCCACGAGCGCAGATCGCACTTCGGTCGTTACTTGGGCTCCAGGCACGACGATAGTCCTCAATAACGAGTTCTTGTTCTTCGTTGTCGCTTGGGAGGTCACGACCGCCGCGACGAACGCGAACGCCGATGTCCTGATCCGCTCAGGGCAATCGGCGGGTGGCTCGTTCCTGACGACGCCGAACTATACGCCCGTTGCCAATCCGATCTCGAATCTCAAAGATTCGTTCGTGTCGTCCTTCAATACGTTGGTCTGGACGGATTCCTACTTAGCGTCGTGGGACTCGGGCAACGGTGGTCAACTCGCGCTCCAATGTACGACTGGATATGGATATATCGACACCGGGGCTCAGGCCAAGTCGTACGACCTCACCGGTGGCTCCCTGATTGCTAAGATGACGCCGCCTCCGACGGGCAGCGGCTCGCGTGAGATGTTCATGGAGATCAGCCGGATCGGTACTTGGGGGTCGATCCGCGACGGAGTATCCCTGTACGTCAGCGGCGGCAACCTTGGCGCCTCTCGCAGATTAGCCGGGTCAGTCAGTGGATCGGCCGCTGGGATCGCGTTCGACCCGGTGAATCATAAGTGGTGGCGGATCCGCGAGTCAGGCGGGACGATCTACTGCGACACTTCGCCGGACGGGATCACCTGGAACAATTACTGGTCAACGGCGTCTGGGTTCGACGTTAGTGCTATCCATATCGATTTCTCCTGCGGATACTACGGCACTGAAACGGCGTCGAACGGATACGTCGATGAGATCAACGTTCCTCCGAGCGCCTCGACTCCCATCTCAAGCAGCGATTCGGGGGTGGGCGGTGATTGGGGAGTTCCGACCTACAAGACCGAATACTTCTACGACACATTCGACACGTCCGTCGATCTCGCAAAGTGGAACGGATCTTCGTCCGATCCAGTTTGGGACAGCGGCGGACAGCGCTGCCGTATGCCTTGCAATAGCAGCTACTCGACACTCGCTACCGCGAACGACCGGCCACTGCTCAACCTAACGGGGTCGTTCTTCATGGCGAAGGTGACGCCGCCGTCGGTCGGGACGAGTAGCCGCGAGATGACGATGGAGCTTCGGAACGTAGACGATAACACTAACAAGTACATGTTCTACTGGCAACAGGGGAACTTGTACATTCGTCGCTACCTTGCCGGGGCGGTCAGTGGCGAGAAGATCGTTTCCTACAGCGCCTCAACCCAGTGGTGGAGAGTTCGGGAGTCTGGCGGCACGATCTACTTTGATACGTCGCCCGACGGCGGCACTTGGACGAACCAGCTGACGACTGCGCCCGGATTTGACATCACTCGCTGTCGCTACGTCTTCCTCTGCGGCTACTACGCTACTGAGTCGGCGGCGGACGGATACATCGACAACATTAACGTCGTTCCTCCAATCTCCGTCTCCGGGACGGATACGAATGGAACGGCAACCGAGAGCGCCTCGGCTGTATTCAAGGCAACTGTCACTGATACGGGCACTAGCTCCGAGACGAGCGCCCCAACTAGCGTCCTGGCTGGGACTGATACCGGAACAGATTCAGAATCTGCTGCGGTTCGAGTCTCGGCGTTTGACGCGAACGGAGCGACTACTGAAGCGGCGTCCTTCCTGTATGCTCCGACGGATAGCGACAGCGGATTCGGAACGGACACCGCTTCATATCAGCAGGGCGGCGTTCAATTCGATACGGGCACGGGATCCGATAACGGCTCGCTGAACGTCAACGTCCTGGCCGCAGATCCGTATGTCCGAACGTACGCAGATCTCCCCAAAACGTTTGCGACTTACGCTGACATCCCGGCCAACGTCGATATCTATGCTCACCTGCCGTTCGTTCCCGTCTATCCGCTCGCCACTGAAGATGCGACGGTTACGGCCCTCATCCTGGCGACGGATACCAACGGAGCAGTTGCCGAAGTAGCGACTATCGCCTCGACGGCGGTCGATGTTGGAACAATCATCGAAAGTACGACTATCGTCGCCAAGATAACGGCGACGGCCGACTCTACCACTCTGGTCGATGAGACGGCTGCGCCGGTCTTCAAGGTCACGGTCACCGACGCAGGTACGGGCGTCGATGCGGTAGTTACCCGCACGGCCGCGCTCACGGGCACGGACAACAACGGGGCCGTAACTGAGACGCAATCGCTCGTCGCCAAGGTATCAGACGAGGGTGCGCAGGGAGCAACCTACGATTCCGCGACACTCGTCGCCAAGTATACGCAGACGGACGGAAGTGGGCCAACAGACGAGACAGCAGTTGCGCAGTTCGTCAAGGTCAACGTTACGGATACGAATGGCGCGACGACCGAGACGATCTCTCTGCGGCTGTACGCATTCGACGCGAGTACCGGAACAGACAATCAGGTTCTCGTCGCCAAGTTCATCGACACCGATGCCGGTGGCTCCTTCGAATTTGCCCTTTCGCCCGGTGGCGCCATCCCCGGATTCGATACGGGTGTCGGCACTGAGTTTGCTGTTCCTACCGTTCAACAGTCCGCCGCCGACATCAACGGAGTCGTTACCGAGACGCCGGTACTCAAGTCCCAGGCGCTCGATACTGACGCGGGCGCGATAGCCGAGGCCAATGTACTCGTCGTCAAGATCACGACGACGGACAGCGGCATCGGAAGCGATATTGCGGATCTGCGCCGTCTCCTCGTTCCCGTTACGGACGCGAACGGAGCGACGACAGAAACCCAGGTCGCGCAGTATCATATCGACGGGTTCGAGTCGAATGGCGCTGTCACTGAATCGGCGTCAGTAGTACGCGGGCTCATCCCTGCGTTCGACTCCGGAGCCGTCACCGAGGTCGGCACCGTCTCGATCATCCTGCAGACGATTGTTGTCAGCGATTCGGGTACGGCTGATGAAGTCCCAATCGTCATTCAATACAAGGACGATGTAGACGCTAACGGGCCGACGACCGAATACGCATTCTCTTCGATCACGATATCCACGTCCGATCAAAGCATCGGATTTGGCGATGTAGCCAACATCGGTCTTTCTGGGTTCGAGGACAACGTCTTCGGGATCGAAGTTGGCGCCGTTGCGAAGGTCGTCGTCGGCGCGGGACTCGACGCTGGCATCGCCTCCGAGACGGCTTCGATCTATGCCCACCTCTTCATCATTGCGGCGGATAGCTCGACCGGCTTCGATGTGGCGGCGCTCGTCGCGCGCCCCGTCGTCGCAGACACGAACAAGCCGACGCTCGAATTTGCGCTGGGGCCAGTCGGCGTTCTACCGGCCTTCGACGTTGCCCAAGGATCCGACTCCGCAGTCCTTCACGCTCAGTACGTCAGAACCGACGGCAATGGGCCGACTGGCGAGTCCGCAGATAGCGGCGCGAACGTTCACAACGACGGCTCCGGAACGATCTCCGAGTCCCAAAGCGTTCACGCCTACATCACCGCGACCGATCACAACCTGTCGACCAACGACCGGGCGCAGAAGGATGAGCAATACTGGAAGGTCACGGACGAGACCGGCCAAAGCTTCGAGAGTGCTATGGTCAATGCCACTCCGCCCTCGGTTGGCGACGCCGCCTCGGGGTGGGAATGGGAGATGCTCCGGGTCTTCGACATCGGGGCGGACATCGCGCGGGCTACCGAGGTATGGGCTTTATCTGTAACCATACTCGCCTCCGACTTCGGGCTCGGGACAGACAAAGGTCAATCCTTTGTCTACGCGACGGTCGCAGACAGCGGCTTCGCCCTGGATATCGCGTCTAGCCTTGAAGTCAGGGACAGCGACAATCCTACTGTTTTTGAGGCTGCCGATCTCTACGCGCTACTCACGACGGCTGATTATGGCTACGCGCGAGAAAGCGAGCATCGAGACCCGCCATTCGTCCTCTTTGCCGACCAGCCCGGAGGGGATATTCTCTCTCCAGCGATGGGATACATCGACAACTCCTCGGCGGTCGGGACGGCCAAAGTACCATTCATCGCTAGGGGCACGTTCAGATATCCGACCCGAGGGAGGATCGTCAGGTGACCGTCGTCTCCTTTGCCGACTATACGCCTGTGCCGAGGTTCGACAATGTGCCTTGGACAACGGTTCTGATCGAGGAGAGTGACGCAGAGTTCGGCGTCTACAACCTCATCGACACACAACTGCTCAGCCCCATCGACCCGGATCCGTCCGACCCGATGGTGCGGCAGTTCACGACTGACCAGGCGACTCTCGATCACGGCTGGTACAAGATCTCGTTCGCGGACGCTAGCAACAACGTCATCGAGATGGTACCGACGTTCAACGGCGTACCCATCGAGTGGGTACCGACGCTCCCGGACGTGGCTGGGGTCAACCTGATTCGAACGAGAGATAACAACGGGGTCTTCCAGAACACTTTCAACGACGACACGATCCCGAATGCCGATCAAGCTCGGCAGTGCATCGACAAGGCAGTGAACAACGTCCGGCCGCTCATCGGATCCGACATTCCGGAAGATCTGATTCAGGAAGCGCAGGACGTTGTCTCATTGAGAACAATGATGTACATCGAGCTATCGTTCTTCGGCAACGAGGTCGCGCAGAATCGCTCTATCTACCCGCAGCTCAAAGTTCTGTTCGATGAGAAGATCAAGAGCTTGCAGTCTGCGATCATATCCGAGGAGGCGGGCGAGGATGCGCTAGACCAGCTAGCCGGGGCTGGCGGCCGTCCGGATTATGCCTATCCGCCTACCGACTGGATCTACAGTAGGCCGCTATGAGCGAGATCATCAGCGGGTTCAACGTCAAAGTCTACGGGGTCGAAGAGGTCGAGGCTATGCTCAGCCGAGGTATGGCGGCAGCTGAACACTTCGAGCCCGCGATGCACCGGATCGCGCTCGACATCATGGATGTCATGGACAAGAACTTCGAGTCTCAGGGTCGTCGTGGCGGCGGTAGCTGGCGTCAACTTACCGCTCGCTGGCTAGAATGGAAGATGGAGGCCGGATACGACCCCCGTATCCTCCATATGACCGGAGCGCTTCGGCGGTCAATGTCGATCTACGAGGACGAGAATCAAGAGATCAACATTGACGATAACTCGGTCGAAGTCAGGTCAACTCTTCCGTACGCCGCTGCCCATCAGTTCGGGACGAATCGAATCCCGGCTCGACCGTACTTGGAGTTCGTCGAGGGTGATCCGCGGCGCTGGGCCAGCCAGTGCGAGCGGTATTTGATCAGCGCGATGGCGGGGTACTCATGGCTAGCATAGATCAGTACGACTCGATCAACTCGATCTTCGGGCCGATCTTTGACGGTAGTCTGCTGACGAAGTCAGTCTTGGCGACGCTCAGGGCGTGGTTCCCGGTCTACATCAAGGAGATCGAGATTCAGCGCGGTTGGCCGCCAGGGGCAATCCCGCCGCCTCGCACTTACGTCGAGCGATGGAAGTTTGACTCCTACCCCGATGAACAAGTTCCCATCGTCGTCGCCGTCTGTCCCGGGATGTCACAGCAGCCCGACTCGTACGGAGACGACGTCATGAGCGGATGGTGGGCTCTCGGGATCGGGGTCATCGCCGCTGCGAACACCGAGGATAACTCTGAGCGCCTCGCCAAAGTCTACGGCGCAGCGGCTCGAACGATCATTGAGCAAAAGTCCTACCTGGACGATGCTTGGGAATACAGTGGCACTCAGATCGTGTCTGAAACGTACACAGACATCCCCGACATCGAACAGTCACGTACTATGAGGGCAGCGCAAGTCATCTGCCAGGTGCGAGTCGAAAACATTACGATGAAAGGAGCGGGGCCGTACAATCTGGATCCGCCGGATCCCGACGCACAGCCTGGCGAGTCTTGGACGGACGTTCTGGCCGTCTTCGTCGATATCAACAACATCCCGTTCACCGACCCGATGCCGAGAGGAGATTGAATGCCCGCGAAGAAGACAACGGGCACCCAGTACAAATACGTTGGCAACTACGCCACCGTTCTGGAAGGCGGGCAGCCGCTCGCTCCGGGCGACTACATCTCGCTGGACGCGGACGCGATGACGGCCAACCACTACCTGATCGATGACGGCAAGCTGATCGACGCCAGCGGGGTGAATGTGCCGGAGGAATCATCGACCGAACAGCAGGAGGCTAGCGCATGAGCACGGTTCTCGTACGGCCGGGAGTCAACGTAACGCTGCGGCCGACGCCGCCGTCGCGTAGCGCCCCGACCGACACTGGCGTATGGCTCGTCACCGGCCTGAGTGATTCGGGGCCGATGGAGCCTACACTCATCCAGAGCATCTCCGACTTCACGCGGATCTTCGGGCCGCGCGTGACGTACTCGATTCTGTACGACGCGCTCGACACCTACTTCCGCGAGGGTGGGGCCAACGCCTACGTCAGCCGGGTCGTCGGCCCTGGCTCGGCAACGGCTTCGGCCAACCTGCTCGATTCAGGCGGCGCAGTCTCTCTGATCGCTTCTGCGCTCGGCCCCGGAGCGAGCGGCAACAACATCAAGGTCGGCGTCCGCGACGGAAGTAGCACCGGGACATACGTCCTGTTCGTTCAGGACGTGAGCAACACTGAGGTGGAGACGAGCCCGGATCTTCTCTCGCAGGCTGCGGCCGTCATCTGGGCGCAGAACTCGTACTACGTCCGCGTCACGGTCGGCCCCTCGGCGCTCATCCCGGTCGCTGCTGCGGCTACGGCTCTGACCGGCGGCAACGACGACCGCAACAACATCACCGACCAGGAATGGGCTGACGCGCTCGACCGGCTTGCGCCGGATCTGGGGCCGGGACAGGTTAGCGCTCCGGGCCGGACGACCGATGTCGGGCATCAGCAGCTAGTCGATCACGCCGGGGCAAACAAGCGAGTTGCTCTTCTCGACGCCCCGGACACCGGCACGACGACGACGCTTTTGGCGAGCGCCGAAGGCGCGCGTACGGGATACCAGAGGTTCAGCGCGATGTTCTGGCCCTGGCTAGTCGTTCCTGGCATCGTACTTGGATCGCTCCGCGTCGTGCCTCCTTCCGCGTTCATTGCTGGTCTTCTCGCGCGCAACGACTCGTCCGGCCTCGGTGCGGATCAAGCGGCTGCGGGCGACAGCGGAGTCTCTCTCTTCATCGCGGATTTGACGCAATCTCCGCTGACCGACTCAGATCGCGGTGCGATGAACCAGGGCGGGATCGACGTGATCCGGTTCCTGTACGGGACGTTCCGGAACTACGGTTGGCGCTCGCTCGCCAATCCGAACGCTGAGCCGCAGTGGATCAACTTCGGGAACGCTCGCCTCTACATGAGCATCGCGGCGAACGCGATGAACATCGCTGAGGGGTTCATGTTCTCGAAGATCGACGGGCAGGGGCATACGATCAGCGCCTTCAACGGCGCGCTCTCTGGTCTCCTGCAGACCTACTACAACAACGGCGACCTTTACGGCGCGTCGGCCACGGACGCCTTCTTCGTGGACACCGGCCCGCAGGTCAACACTCCGACGACCATCGCCAATCACGAGCTTCACGCCGTTCTGAACGTCAGGATGTCTGAGTTCGCTGAGATGGTTCAAATCGAGATCTACAAAAAGCCTATCACGGAGGCATAGGTAGATGGCGACTAACCAGATCCGAGGCACGAGGCAAGACACCTGGCAGGTAACGCTCCAGGTGGAGCATCCCCACAATCCAGGTTCGATGATCAACTACGGAACGTGGGACACGAAGACCGGTGGCGAACTCGACTCCGAGGAGCATCTGTACCATCCAGGCGGGATGATGCCCCCGTACTCGCTCGGCGGTATGATCACGCCGGGGCAGATCACGTTGTCGAGGAACTACCGGCTCGGCCGAGATCACGACAACATCCAGCAGCTGATCGATGCGGTCGGGATCTCGCGCGTCTCGATCCATCAGCAGCCGATGGACAGGTACAAGAACCACTACGGTCGGCCCATCGTCTGGACGGGAACGCTCAAGACGGTGACGCTTCCGGAGCACAACTCTGAGAGTACGGCCGATCCGGCGATGATCGAACTCGTCTGTTCCATCGACAGCGCGCCGACGAGCACCTAGCGGTAAGGAGGAGGGAGCATGGATATTGACGAGCAGGTAACAATGGTTCACGAGATCACGGAGGACGAGACCACTAAGCTGCCGACTTTGGCAGAGCAGCTTCGTGCGCGTCGCGCCGAGATCGCGGAGACCAAGGACGTCATGCTGCCGCTGATCGGGTACGAGGAGATGGGTGTTACCGTGAAACACCGTCTCATGGAACGGTCGGAGATCGAGGCCATCGGCCGAAAGGTGATCGGGGAGACTCGGGATCGTACGGAGCGGAACATGCGTATCCTGCTCGACACGATCCTGAACTCTACGATGGGATTCTACCATCAAGCCAACGGTGGCCCGATCTCTCCCGTTCTCAACGACCTGGAAGGCAACCGCGAGGTCATCAACTGGGACGAGTTCGCCCGCTACCTGGGATGGAAGCCGGGTGGGGAGGGAGACGCGCGCTCGGCGCTCTACTTCGTGTTCGCCGGGAACGAGTTTACCATCGGCCAATACGGCATCCTCCTTAACCGCTGGATGAGCAACACGGGTCTCAACGTGGATGAGGAGCTACTGGGGGAAGGTCTGTAGAGGTTCCCGATGAGATCAAAGCAGCAGCTCAGATCGCTCTCTCTGGACAAGACCCGTTCGAATACCTCAACACGGACGATTCGGAGAAGCGGTCGCTGATGGCCTCTATCGCTAACGAGTATCAGAAGATACTGCTGCTTCTCAACGAGGATCTCGCCATCAAAGTGATCAACCGGCTCGCTGAGGCCACGAAGTAATGGCGTACAACCAGGGCGCAACCGCGACGATCCGAGTCCAGATGACGGGGCTGCAGGCAGTGCAGGCTGGGATAACCGGACTCAAGGATCGGATCGGGAAGCTCAAGGCGCAAACGAGCGCTTGGGCGGGAGAAACTGAGAAGGCTACCGAGCGCGGGTTCCTCTTCAACCAGATGTTGTTCACGATGCGTCGGTACGCCTACAATACGACTCTCGGCCTAACCGCTCTCGGAGGCGCAGCAGTCGTAATGGGCCTCAAGTTCAACGCTTCGATGGAGACGAACCAAGTCGCCTTCACGCAGTTCCTAGGATCAACAAAGGCAGCTAACAAAGAGCTTGACTACCTCTACGACATAGCCAAGAAGACTCCGTTCGAGTTCACCAATGTAACTGATGCGGCTCGCCGGTTCCTCGCGTTCGGATATACGCTGCGAGATACGAACAAGTACCTGAACATCATCGGTGATTCGGTTGCAGCGTTCGGCGGCGGCAATGAACAGATCGAGCGAATGGTGACGGTGTTCGGGCAGGCTCACGCGAGCGGTCGCATTCTCGGGCAGGACATGCTTCAGCTTGAGCAGCAGGGCATCCCGGTTCTCGACATCCTCTACAAGCAGCTGAACAAGATGGGGTACGCGGTCTCCCGCAAGCAGCTGGCGAAGGTCGGAGAGCTAGGGCTTCCGTCGGACATCGGCATTCCGGCTCTGATGGCGGGCATGAAGGAGATGTTCGGCGGTATGTCAGCGAAGCAGGCCCAGACGGCAGTCGGTCAGCTTTCGACTCTCCACGATGCCATCTCGCAAGTAATGGGCGGATTGACGCTGTCGAGCTTCAGGAAGGCGTCGAGAGGACTGTTGCCAAGTATCAACAAGATGTTCGGGCAGATGGGTGACCTCGCTCGGAAGCAGGGCAACCGGATCTCGATAGGTCAGGTGCTAGGGATCGCGCAAAAAAACTACTCGTGGCTCGGCCCCTTACTTGATCTCATCAGATTGCTCATCGACGCGATAAAGCCTTTGTGGAATCTTCTCAGGCACGGTCTCCTCCCAATCCTGGTTCTGATGGGAGATATCCTCTCCAAGACGGTCATTCCGCCGTTGAGACTTATTCTGAAGTTCCTCGGCTGGATCACTCAGACATCGGTGATAGCAGTGCCGATCATCTGGGCTTTGGTCGGAGCGTGGATCGCTGAGAAGACGATTCTGAAGGCAGTCGCGTTCTGGAAGGCCACCAATGCGGCGGTCACCAAACTACTCGCATATTGGGAGAACATTCTCCTTCGTTGGTGGTACCTCAACGAAGCGATGGGCCGCGTCTATACCTACGTCATGAAGGGGATGTTCTGGGCAAAGGTTAAACTCATCGCGGTGACTCTCTACGAGATTTGGGTTTTGAGGAAATTGTACTGGGAGGAGCGCGCCAACTATAAGATGTACAGACTCCTCCGAATAGTCATTCTCGGAGTCGCGCGGGCGGCCAGCGTTCTCCTCGCCAACCTTTGGGCCCTGGCCGTGTCGAACCCAATTGGCGCAATCGTCACGGCAGTTCTTTTGGTCATCTTATCGCTCGTCATCCTCTACTTCAAGTGGAAGTGGTTCCACAATCTCGTCAACCGGACGGCGAAGTACCTCTGGCATCACTGGCTGCTGATGTTGACGATCATCAACTTTATCATCCCGGGCCTCGGCATCATGATCGCCATTCTCGTTATCGTCAATAAGAAGTGGGGTGTGATATCAAAGACCATTTCGGGAATGTGGGATCTTCTCAAGAGCATCGCCAGCTGGATAAGGGATCACTGGGGACTGGCCGTGACCGCCGCGATGGCGACGCCGTTTGGCCCCGTTATCCAGATCATCATCACGATCATCCGTTTGGTCAATATCATGACTAGGGCGATTAAAGAAGCAGGCAAGTGGGCGCGAACATTCAAGACTTACTGGCAGAGAGCCACGATGCCAATAGTGAAGACGGTTCACGGGGTTCAGGCGGCAGCAGGCGCGACAGTGAATGCATACAACGCAGTAGATCGGCTCGTCACCCCGACTTCGCTGCAGCCGCCCATAAACAGCGGAGTAGTCGGCACCGGCGAGCCTACGGATCACATCACCAGGAGCGTCGATAGGGGCAAGAACGCTAAGGGCGGACAAATCCATGTGCAAACGAGCATCAACATCGACGGCAAGAAGGTCGCGGAAGCTACGTCGAGGCACCGACAAGATCGGAGCGCGCGTAGATGAGTCCGCCCAACAGATACTACTATGTCTTCACCGCCGACACCGGCAGCGTCGTACGAGTTTTGCGCGGCCCGGATCCGCCCAAGATGACCGGCGGAGCGGGCGGCTGGCAGATCATCAATCGACCGCGCCGTGTCGGCATTACACAATGGACGGGGTTCGAGCCGTACCAGATGGAAGTGCCGGTGTTCTTCGACGGATGGCACGCGCAGGAAAGCGTCGAAGACGACATCCGCCGTCTCAACCAGATGCAGCTAGGGTCGGACTACCAGCCGCCTCCGACCGTTTCTATCGATGGCGCGCTGCCTGTCGTCGGAGCGACTTGGGTCATCTCGACTATCGACTGGGGCGATATCGTCTACTGGAAACAGATGCCTACCGGCGACTTCGTTCGGCTTCGGCAGGATGCCATCGTACATCTACTCCAGTACGTCGCGGAAGAACGCTTGCTTCTTCGGAATGTCGGCCTGCCTCACACGTACACAGTCTTCCGCAAAGGGGTGTCGCTCCGCGACGTAGCCAAAGAGATGTACGGCAGCCCGAAGCGATGGAAGGATATCCAAAAGGCCAACCCGAAGATCCGCGACCCGAACAACATCCCGACTAGGACAACCTTGAGGATCCCATGAGCGAGCCCGCCGTTACTCCGCGAGCAGTTCCGCCGACCTCTGGCGGAGGCGGAGCTAAGATGCAGCCGCCGCGCGTTACCGCGCTGACTGCTGTCCAAAAGCTGGAACTGTCGAAGCTCGACACGAAGAAAGTCCAGCGCGAGTTAATGGGGGATGATCTCGACCTCGACAAGCTCAATGTCTACCTGAAATCAAAGATCCTGTTCGACGCGACCTCGCAGGTAATCGACATCAACGTAGAGCGGACTATCGACGGGGCCAGTACGCTTGACCTGATCATCAACGACTACGACCGTACGCTCCTCCGCTCGGGCGCGCTCAATGCGCGGCTCGACATCGAAATCGACGGCCTCTGGTTCCGGCTCGTCAAAGTCTCGCGTACGGCGGGCGAGGACACCATCACTCTCGGTTTCGAGCAGCGCGAGATCGCTGTCTTGCGAACGTATCCGACTCCGGATCAGCCGAACAACGGGGTCAAGTTCGCCAGCCGCGATAATACGACGCGCGCCGAGTTCATCCTCAATTTGATCCGCGAGGTGAAAGAATTCAAGATCCCGGTCATCATGCCGCATCTTCATCAGGTGCAGCAGATCGAGAAGCACGTCGATACCGGGATCGACTGGTCGAAGGGTGGCAACCTCGCCAACACCGGCAGCGGGCTCGCGCCGGACGCGACGACAGGCACGACCGACGCGAAGGGCAAGTTCAAAAACGCAAAGGCTCTAACGGTCAAGGATGCTCCGATGACCAAGGAGCAGCGGAACAATGCCAACATCATTCTGTCGGTCGGGAAGCAGATGCACGTCCGACGAAAGCTCCTCGTGGCCGCTATTGCGACGGCGACGGTCGAGTCCGAACTCAAGAACAATCCGGGTGGCTTGGGAACGAGCGTAGGATTGTTTCAGCAGATCGATGAGGGCTGGGGCAGCTACGAGGATCGTCACGACCCGGCGACTGCGAGCCGGTCGTTCTACAATCACGCGATCAAATACGACAACGATAACCCGACGGCCTCTATCGGGCAACTATGCCAGGGAGTTCAAGGCAGCGGGTACGGAGATAAGTATCAGCCGCGTGCCGAAGAAGCGAGCCGTACGGTGACGGCATTCGGAATCCCTCCGGGTAAGAACGATGGATCGACCGAGGGCACGGCCGCGAACGCGAACCACATGGAGTGGAACCCTGGCGGCGATAACGCATACTACTACTACCGAGGCATCCCGCCCAAGCAGGGATCCGGAACGAACTGGAAGCGAGAGGACAACTGGACGTGTATCCGGCGTCTCGCGGAGGAGGTGGACTGGCGCGCGTTCTTCATTAGCGGCGTGTTCTACTTCCTAACCGACGACGACCTCTACAAAATGCAGCCGGTCGCCACGATCACTGAAAGCACGAAGGGCGTCATGGGAATTGGGTTCGACTACGACCTCGGCAAGAAGGGCGCGACGGTAGACATCCCTGCAATGGTAGGGCTCTGGCTCGCTCCTCCGGGCGCGATCATTGTCCTGCAGCAGATGGGGCCGCTAGACGGACGCTGGCTCGTCAACTCGTTCTCGCGCAGCCTGTTCAGCAGTAACGCCGACATCAACTTGGCGAAGCCGACCCCGAAGCTGCCGGAGCCCTACGGGACGAACATCCCGGCCGAAGGATTGCCGACCTTCACGCAGGGGCATGGATCCGATCCGATTCCGTCAACCTATGGCGGCCAAACGCTCTCGAACGGATCGCGGCAGGCGATTGTACAAGTCGCGCAGAAAGCTCTCGCTATCGAGCAGAAGTGGCACTACGACTACGCTCATAAATGGGACGCGGGCATTCATGCACCGCGACCGATGCCCGACACGCTTTGGAGCGCAGCTGCTCATAACGCGGTCGATTGCTCGTCTTTCGCCACCCTCGTGTACAAAGAGGCGGGGCTGCCCGATCCGAATGGGCCTAGTTACAACTACAACGGGCAGGGTAGCACCTACTCCCTCATCAAGCAAGGAACGTTCGTAACGGCTCCCGCTCCGGGCGATCTTGTGTTCTACCACGGAACAATGTTGGCACCCGGGCACGTCGAGGTCTATGTTGGCGGAGGCAAGACTATCGGCATCGGCGGCGACGAGGGCGTTCACGAGCACGACATGAACTGGACGACGCCGGTCGCAATTAAGAGGTACGCGAACGCATGAGTCAACTCGACCTCGATACCGCTGTCCCGTTCTCTCCGCTGCCCGGTCTTTGGTATGGTGTCGTATCTGATCCTCCGTCGAGGAGCGGTGGGCAGATGGGCGTCATTATCCCGGACATGAATCCGGATCTGACCTTCAAGTCCCGCCGTTGGCAGACTCGGGATAGCCAGTCGCTGCCTCTAGAAGGCGACGACGTTCTCTGCGCCTTCGACAACCGGAACGATCTCTGGGTCATCAACTGGTGGCCGTCGGAAGCTACACCGGGCATCACCACGAGCAACTATGTGGACGGCCCGCCCGTAAGCGCAGCCGACGACCATATCTGGTCTGCGATGAACGTCAACGCGACCTGTAAGCGGCTAATGTTCCAGTACGACCAACCGACCGATACCTGGATCAAGGAAGATCTCGTTCCGCTCCCTATCGTCAACAATCAATGGCTGAAAGGCTCGGGCGGCGCGGTCGTCTGGTCAGGCATCACCGAGGATACGGTCTGGCAGGTTCCGACGCTGGCGTCTCCCTGGGCGAACTACGGAAGCGGACTACAAACCATTGGCTATCGTAAGCTCGCCACTGGTCTAGTCGTCATCAAGGGGACGCTCATTAATACGTCGGCGGTTGCAGCGGGGGCGCAGCCGTTCGTCTTGCCGGTCGGATATCGGCCTCTAATGCAGGGCATCTTCATGACATCCGCTTCTCCGGGGCAGATACGGGTAGATATCACTCCGACCGGCGGGCTCATCTTGCAGGCGGCTCTGACAGTAAACAACTATCTCTCGTTCGAGAACATCAAATTCTACGCGGAACAATGAGGTGATATGGCCGTAGACACTCCGCACTTCGATCTGCCGTTTGTGCTCGGGCGCGCTGGCGCCAACGTCGTCGAGCAAGATACCATCGACGACATTGCGAACTGTGTTCTGGCGATTGCCCTGACGCACGTCGGTTGGCGCGAAGAAGTGCCGGAGTTCGGCCTGCCCGACTACGCGCTCCGCAATCAACCGCTGGGCGCAGATGATATCAAGATGACGATGAGCACCCAGGAACGGCGAGCCGTTCTGCTCGTCACCGAACGTCCCGATAAGATCGACCCGTTGATCGACCGGATCAACGTCGGTGTCTCTCTCTACAGGAGAAGCGCATGAGCTTCCAGGGATACATCTCGTATCCTATCACGGTGGAAGCGAGTACCATCCTAAGTGAGGCGTACGACTTCATCAAGACGAAGGTTCCCGAGTGGATGGAGCACGACGGCAACCTCGACACTTGGATCCTTCAGGTCACGTCCTCGCAAGCAGCCGACTTGATGGCGCTCGCTGCCGACGTTCCGGATACGATCTTCAAATGGTACGGGGCCAATCTGGTCGGGGTGCCGCCGCTCGACGCGACCGCCGCTACGGTCGATTCAACCTGGACGGTTGCAGACACCCAGGGCTACACGATCCCAGCCGGGTCGATGGTCGCCATCCGGGACACGTCCGGAGTCGATCACGGGTTCATCACATCGTCCGACATCATCATCCCGGCGGGACAGACTTCGACAGCGGTAGGTGCAGTCACTTTGATGTCGGTCGAGACCGGAGAGATCCTCTCAGGTCTGGGTGGCGCAGGAGTCGTAGTTCCGCTCGTAGACACCCTGACGTTCGTCAACACTGTCACTCTCACGGGAGAGACGGCGGGCGGGCAAGATGCGGAGCTATCGAGCGAGTACAATGAGCGTCTCGCTCGCAAGCTCCAGCGCCTCTCGCAGCGGCCCATCCTTGCCTCGGACTTCTCGCTCGCTGCGTTGGACGTAGACGGGGTAGAGCGCGCGGTCGCCATCGATGGGTACAACCCCAACTACAACCAGCTGGCCGCGAACGAGGCGACCGTAGAGACGGACGCGACCGCTTGGGCGGTGGGTGCGAACTGTACAGTCACTTCGTCGTCCGCGCAAGCAGCTGATGGAGCGAAGTCGCTCGCCATTGCCTCGACCTCGGCGGCAACTTGTTCAGCCGTTATCGTCGCGGCAGCGCGAGAGAACGCCGCTCCCAACGATCTCTGGACGGCCATAGCGAGTTTCCGGGCTCTCTCCAACCCGCGCAGCGTTCAGGTCTTGCTCTACTTCTACGACTCGGGCGGTACGCTCATCTCGGCCTCGACTGTAACCGGGACAGCCGTGACGGACTCGAACACCGGATGGACTTCGGCCTACGCTATGGGTGTCGCCCCGGCTACCGCTGCGAAGGTCGGAATGGCGCTCCAGATTGTCTCTCCCGCGAACGGCGAGACTCACTTCGCAGACGCAATGTCCCTCCACAAGGGAACCGGAACGACCTACGGCCCTGCCGGAACTTCTGAGCTGAACAACGAGCGGTATGTCGGAGTCGCGGCCATCGACGCGAATGGGCAGCCGGTTAACTCGACCATCAAGGCGAACTTGGGAGCCTATCTCGATAGCCAGCGCGAGACGAACTTTGTCGTCCCCATCTTCGATCCTTACGTCACCCCGATCTCGGTCACATACAACGTCAAATGTCTACTCGGATATACGGCGGCGTCGGTAAAGCAGGCGTGCGACGACGCGCTCAATCGTTACTTCGACCCTTCCATTTGGGGAACAGATCCGTCCGTTACCGATGCGTCGGCTTCGGCGCAGACTTGGGTCGAGACAAGCATCGTCTACTATTGGAAGGTCATCCAGGTACTCGATAGCGTTCAAGGTGTGGATCGAGTGATCTCGATGACGATGGGTATCCAGGGACAGACGCTCGGCACCGTTGACGTAACCTTGCCCGGCCGCGCGACTCTCGCCAAGGTCGGTGTTCTCACCGGAACGGCGACGCCATGACCGACACTGGCTGGCCTGTTAAGGACGTCACTCAACGGATCTATGACAACCTGGAGCCGCTGTCGAAGCCGGATGAGTCTCTGGGCTGGCCACTGCTTGCGTTCATCAACACGATGGGCGAGATGTTCCAGCCCGCTGCCGACCTCTGCGAGGACGGGCCGAACGGCGAGCCGGGATGGTCGATCATCCTCGACATCGACCGGGTGCCCGACGAGGGGCTCGACTACCTCGCACAGTTCCTCGGTCTCCACTTCTACGTCGGCATCGATCCGCTCACAAAGCGGCAGCAGATCCGAGACCACGTCTCCTGGCAACGCGGAACGGTCGCCTCGATCATCGCGGCAATACGTCTGTTCTTAACCGGAACGCAGACGGTCGTTTTGACGGAACGCGATACGGACGCCTATCACTTCGCAGTACGGATCTGGCAGGCGGAAGCTCCTGCGGATACTTCGGCGCTGATCCGTTACGTTAACACGTTTGCGAAACCGGGTGGACTCTGGTGGACGCTAACAGTCGATCCCGGAACACCGCCTGCGCTGCGCTACCTCGACATCTACAATCCGGGCTGGACGTATAAGTACATCTACGACACGTTCGAAACGTATGCGGACATCCACTAAGGGAGAGCTATGATATTCACCACCAGACGAGGGATTCAGTATCCGGCTCCGGATCGCCTGGATCGGGCGGATATCGCGCTCCATCTTGGCTACATCGCCCTCGCGGCAGACGTAGATGTCGTCTTCAACCAAGGCACCGACGCGGATCGGCTCGCGGCTGCGCATCAACCGGGCGGCGGTCGTTTCTGGTACACGACCGATACGACGCTGCTCTGGTACGACGATGGCGCATCCTGGAAGGGCGTCGCTCCGACCTCCGCAGCCGCGGGCTTGCTCGCGGCGCGACCGGCCGCCAACTCACTTTCGGCGGGCTCGTCCTTCTTCGCCACCGATCAAGTTGTGGATTACATCACCGATGGTTCGCAATGGATTCGAAGAGGCTTGCCTGCCGGGTCAGTAGTCGATTGGTTCAAGCCCGATGCCGCCGTTCCAGCCGGGTGGGTACTCTACGACGGGAACAACCTTCCTGGTTCGACGGGCATCTACGCCGATCTCTATGCGCATCTAGGCAATCAGCTCACGAAGCCGGACACGCGCGGGCGCCATACGGTCGGCCTCGGAACGCACGCGGACGTTAACTCCGTCGGCCTCAACGATACCCTTCCCGCCGGATCGCGTACGCCGAAGCACAACAGCACTACGAGCGGCCTGACGCTCCCAGCGCATACTCATACCGTAAGTGATCCCGGCCACTCTCACGGGATGAGCCCGCCGGTCGGATACCAGGTGCTGGAGGCGACGGGCGGCGGCAACTTCCCGCCCGGCACGGCGTCAAACATCACACAGAACGCGAGGCACACCCATACGATCTATAACGCCACGACGGGGATCTCGGTCGGCGGCGGAGGCGGCGCAAATCTCAACGGGCAAGTCGGCCCTGGTGGGACGCGGCCAATCGATACCGGAGCGTACATCGTCTGCTCCAAGATTGGGAAGCTATGATCTCTCCGCAACAGATAGATTTACTCATCCAGATTCTCCTTCGCATTGCCGAAGCTATGGAGCGAATCGCTGACGCAGCGGAGGCGGAGAACAATCCGCCGCAGACGGAGAATCCGTGAATGTTGCCTTTGGCCATCGATTGGAGCCCAGAACTAATACTGGCTCTCGCTGGCCTGGCTACGGCAATCGGGGGTATTGCTACATCGATCACCGGAGTCATCATGAATAGGCGGGCGATGAGAGACGAGACGACCCATGAGCTAGAGGATAAGCTCCGCAAGACGAGGGCGGAAGCAGAGAAGTATGCTGAGGAGCTACACGAGTTAAGAATGAAGGAACTGTCAGATGAAGATTAGCACCAAACAGTTAGCCATTGTCACGACGGTCGCGTCGGGAGTTCTGTTCGTCGCGGCTGGCGGGTTCGGAGCCGCCGCCATCCTCAAGTCGCAGCAACAAGTTCCGTCGAAGACTGTCACTGTCGATGTGGGTACTGGAACGCCGGGGCCACCCGGCCCCAAGGGAGATACCGGCCCCGCCGGGCCAGCAGGCCCCAAGGGAGATCCGGGGCCAGCGGGGCCGAAGGGAGACGCGGGAGCCGCAGGCCCGCCTGGGCCTCCCGGCCCCGCAGGATCTACCGAGTGTCCGACCGGCTCGACGTTCGGCAAGCTCGTCATCAATGCCCCGAAGGGGCAAACCTCGATCTACACGTGCATTGTCGATTAGAGGGGGTGAGGCGGTCAGGGTCGTTCTCGTCGCGCAGCACGGGACTCAGCGGGGGCGGGATTCCTGGGCAAATCTCGCCCCCGTTAGATTTCGGTAGATTCGCGGCAATAGTTGCCTCGGGGCCGGTTCGGGCCGGTCGGAACGGCCTCCCGTCGATATCCTCCGCGTTTGTCTAAGCGACGGACAAGCGACGATAGCTCCGGGACAGGTCTAGACTAGGGTCGGGTTTTCGAGGACTTGAAATCGCCTTAGAGAGCCTCGTACTACGAAGTTCTTACGGCTCGACGGCGTTTCATATTCTCGGCGGCGAACCTGTCTTCCTCGCGCTTGTGCTCCAAGGCGAGGAGGATCCGGCGGGCGGTAGTCGATTGGATCCAGGCAGTCTGATGGCGGAGGATGTTATCAATCGTGCTGACCGAGACGAGGGAGTAGCTCGCAGCCATCCTCTTGTTGCCGCAGCGACCGACTAGCTCTCCCAGGTAGTTCTCGACCATGATAGCCTCGACCATCCCGTTACTCTCCGTCATCACAGAGCCCTCTCGTTCCCATCCATTTCATCCATCGTTCCTGGCTCCAGCGAGGGTTGGGAATAACCGGAACCTCACCGCTGTGGTAGACGTAGGTCATCTCTAGCGCCTGAAGGATCGCGTCCGCGATGTCGAGGCTCGTAACCTTCGACTCAAGATTGAGAATGCCGTAGACTCGCCGCTGGCTGATTCCGGACTCCTCGGAGATCCAAGTAGCGTAGCCACTCTGCTGCGTGAACTCGCCGCTGTAGGCTACGTCGCGCTTGCCTATTTGCCCGGATCCGCCGGAACTGCCGTAAACAGTCTTGTGATGCTCGGTCTTTCCGTCGT